GAAAATCACAATTTTTTTGCAAATAATATTGTTGTTCACAATTCAGTACTTAATAAAGTTCGTAGAGTTTTCAGACAATTAGTTATGGCTGAAGATGCTATGTTAACTTATCGTATTATTCGTGCAGGTGAAAAGAAAGTATTCAAAATTGATGTTGGTAATATTGATGAAGACGATATTGAAAATTACATTTACAAGGTTGCTACGAAATTTAAAAAGTCTGCACAAGTACAACCAAATGATGGTCAGATTGATTATCGTTTTAACATACTTGGTAATGATGAAGATTATTTTATTCCCGTGAGAAATGCAAATGTTCAAACAGGTGTTGAGACACTTCCCGGTGCAACAAATTTGGATGCTATTCAGGATATTGAATATTTACGTGATAATCTTTTTACTGGTTTGGGTGTGCCAAAACCATTTTTAAGTTTTCAGGATGCTGCGGGTGCAGGTAAAAACATGGCACAATATGATATAAGATTTTCAAAGAAAATAAATCGTATTCAACAGGCTATGATTCAGGAACTCAATAAAATGGCAATGATACATTTATATTTATTGGGTTATACTGGTGATGATTTAAAAGAATTTACTCTTACACTTACTAATCCATCAACACAGCAAGAATTATTGAAATCTGAATTAATGCGTGATAAATCACAGACATATACTGAATTAACACGTGCAGAGTCTGGTATTGCAGCAATGTCACATACAAATGCAAAACGTATATTATGGAATATGAGTGATAAGGAAATTGTTGAAGACCTTAAACAACAAAAAATGGAAAAAGTTATTATGCAAGAACTTCAGGATTCTCCGGTTACAATTAAAAAATCCGGTTTATTTGCAGATATTGATAAGAGATATGGCGAACCTACTGAAGGTATGCCTCCAACAACAGGTGCAACTGCAGGTGGTGCTCCACCAGCAGGTGGTGCAGGCGGTGCAGGTGCTCCACCTCCCGCAGGGGGTGCAGGTAAGGGCGGTGCTCCCGCACCAATTCCTGGTTTACCAAATCAAACACCAGCAGAATTACCACCAATTGAAGCACAGGAAAGTATACATGGAAGAAATGTTTTAAGTGAAGAAGAATATGGTCAACAGGTTGAAAGGTTGGTTTATGGTAGTACCGTTGAACCTGAAAGAAAAAAAGAAGCAAAACATAAAAAGATTATACATGAAAATAATAATAAAAATAATGAATTAAATGGTCATGCCATGAATATGGTTGCTGAAATTGATAATTTTTTAAAAGAAACCGAAAGTATTAATACTCAGCAAAAAATAAATGAAGGAGAAGATGTTGTTATTGATGATATTGAAAACTTAAATGTACAGGAATAATTTATGTATTAACAATAACAATCATTTAGAGTAATATAGAGTATTTATAATAAATCTATCGAAAATATGAAAAACACTAATATCGGAATAGCCAATTTAGTAATTTCAAACAAATTAAAAGAATCATATTTCAATAATAATTTGATTGAAGAATCCAAAAAACTAACAACAGATTTTTTGGATATAGTTAAAAGTTCACCTATTCTACAATTAGAGTTTAAGGTTTTTAACAACCTTGACAATAAAGTTATTGAAAATGATTTGATTGCCACTCGTTATATTGATAGTAATATTAAATTATTTGAAATTTATACTATTCAGGAAATTGAAAAAGAACATGAAAAAATAAACAATTTTCTTTTGGAAAATGTTGTTACAAATTTAACAGACGCTACATATGATTTGAAAAGGATTGATTTGTATAATGCCATTGATGGTTTAATTACCGAATCAATAAATGACCCAGATAAAATTGATGTTGATAATATTCATGAATCTTTCGAAATTGTATTAAAACATATTAAAACACCAAAGAAACAATTGGTTGAAAATTTTGACCATAAAAATGTAAATGAAGATGTTGTTGAAATTGCAATTAATAAATTCAACGAAAAGTACGAAATACTTGATGAAAACGATAAAAGTTTATTTAAAAAACTTATTACTTTAAGTGATGATGAGAAGCAGGAACTTCTTGAAGAATATAAATCTGAAAATTTAAGTATGTTGGAAAGTATTCATGATGATACCACTAAAGAAAAAATACTTAATGCAATTAAAAAAATAAAAGAAACAAAATATAATAAAAATACTATTGATATTGATATTCTTGGTTTACATGAATTAAAATATAATGTTAAAGCTGAACTAAATAAAAGAGGATTACTTTAAAATTGAAAAGGCATCATTTGATGCCTTTTTTTTATCCTAAAGTAGTTTCATAACCAGTAAATGGTTCAGATAATTTTAAATTTTTTGATTTATTAATTCCATCCATAGCACTATCATATCCAAAATAATAGCCTGATGGTTTATAGTTTCCTAACTGTGATGAAAGAAGGTTATTTTTATCACCCAAAACACCAAAAATTTTTAATATATAAAGCATACCGTCTGAAGCACCTTGCGGACCTCTGCTTTTGCTTGATTGAACGGCAGCAATTGTTTTTGGATAAGTGTCTCTTTCGAATTCACCCTGATAATAACACATTATTGTTGAACTTGTAAAGGAATTACATCTATCGGCAATATGTTTCATATATGCGCATTGTGCTTTAATCATAATATCCGGATTGTCAATTGCATTTTGATGATAAATAGGTCTATTGTACCATCCCAATAAATATGAAGGCGGGGGTGTTTGGTAAGTGCCAACCTGATATGTGCTTAAAATATTAGTATTTCCACTAATACCTTTTGTTATTTTAGCAATTTCTTCAGTAGTAAAAGGATAAATATTGTTATTATTAGCTATAATAAGATTAAATGCTGTTGTTGAAAGAATTTGATTAAGACCCGAAGCAGTACTTTGACTTGTTGACGGTAAATTGGGATTATTTCTATCTTTGGAAATTCCTGCATATGTCCATAATGTATATGATGATTCGGTATATGCTTGTGCTGCAAGGACATTCGCATCCAAACCAAATTTTTCTGAATAATAATCATACCAATCAATTATTGCTTCTGCAAGTTCAACTCCATTTGTAATTTTGCTTCCTTTATATAATGCATGTGATGTCCAAGTTATATTTAATATTGGATATGTGTATGGCATTCCTTTGTTGTTACCAATAAGGTGTGATGTGCCTGTTTTATCACAAATATTGTGAATAAATTTTTTACCTTCATTTGTTATTGGAAAATACATATATTATTGAATTTTAAATTCATACATTGAGTTATGTTGTGCTGGCAATGGTGGTGATGGGTTTAAACCATTAGGTCCGGCTGTAACAGTACCAGTTGATGCCATTCCTGCGTTAGTAGAAGTAGTATTTCCACCGGGAAATCCTAAAATTGATGATGCTTCCAATATTCGTGGAACAGGATATTTTAAAATTTTAGTACCACTAACACTTGTTGTCATTTTGTTTGGTTCAATATTATGTTCAACACTTAAAGTAATATAAGCACCATTAAACAACGGTACATTTTCTATTTGAAAATATTGTGTTGGTTGTAACATCATATTACCAAGTCCGGTAACAGTTGCTCTATATGACCTGTTTTCATATAAATTATATAAATTTTGTCCTAGTGGTGTTGGTGCTTGTAATTTATTATCGCCAGCTAATCTTGATAATATTTTAATTGATTCATTGGTTTCAGGATATTCTTTACTATCAATTTTCATATTGGTAAACATCGATTGATTTTGTTCGCCAAATCTTACCCTGTATGCCCTTACTTGTGAATAAGGAAAAAAGGTATTATTCTCTACTTGAGCATCGTCATCACTATTAGTAGTAAGACAATCAGCAGATTGAATATTAAAATCTTTTTCATTACTCAAATCAGTAACACAATCATCATAAAATTGACCACCAAAATTTTGAATACCCGTAGGATAACTTGACGAACCACCAAAATACATACATACAAATGCAGGTTTTGCATTTACAGTACCGTTTGTATCTATTTTAAATGAATCAACCCATTCACCATTCTGAAAACTCATAAAATTTTGTAAAGGAAAAAATTCAAAATTATTTAAAGCCAATAATTCTGACAATACTGAAAATACTGTTGCGTTTTCATCATTTAATATTTCAATTAAATGTTGAGGATTTATTATTGTATCTCCAATTGGATTCATTGCTCTGTCAACAAAAGCAAATAAATCAATTAAATGATATTCCTTAGTAACTGTGCTCATTTCATTGAAAGGATATCCCAGAAGTGGACTATTAGCTTTAGGTGTTGAAACCCATTTGTCATTAATATTTTTAAATGAATAATATGTTTGAGTAACAATATCTACATCATCATTCAATTTTTTATCCGCTTCTTTTTGTTTTTTTTGTTCTGCTTGTTTTGCAGTAATTTTTGATGCTAATTGTGTAAAAAATTGAGTAAAATAACTATTATTGGTATCTTTTTTTGAACTATCTTTATTTATTGTACTAAGACTAGTATAACCAGATGGATTGGGTGCATCACGTTTAAATGTTAAGTCACTAAAATTAACAATATTATTTCTTTCAATTAATGATGCTAATATTTGATTAAAATAATTATTTGTACCAGTAATTGTATTTGGGTCTAACATTTTTGCATATGCCACTTTTTTTGCGGTAATTTTATCTGCTTTTGATTTTGCTTCAATAACCGAAGGGTCTTTTTTTACGTCATTATAAAGTAATTCCAAACCTTGACCAATACTAGCAAATATTCCATTAGATGTAAGATTACCATCATAATATAAACTTTTATAATAATATTCAATTAAATTTTTATCAGCAACAGCCAATTGATTATTAACATCAGCAATATCAGCAAAAATTAAAACACCACAACTATTTAAAGTTTTACCTGCACCTTTTGTAAAAAATTCATAAATAACATTATAAAATGGGTCATTTGGTTTAATACCAAGTAAACTACCCATATAATAAATTACAAATGAAGGTGTTTGAATTGCAGCGGGTATTGTAAAAAGTGCCGGATTTAAATTATTTGGATATGTGTTGAATGGACTTAACGCATATCCAAAACTTGATGCAAATATAAGTGCGGCTAATCGTGGATTATAATCAGGACTACTTCTATTAATAATAATATTATATATATCATCATCATGTGTACCTAATTGGTCTGCCCATATATCAATAATACTTGAAAATGATTCATATGCCTGTTTCATTGTTTTCGTTGCAGTCATATTAGTTATACTACTTGAAAATGATTGAAATGCATTGTTTCCGTAGGGTGTTCCCACCGAATCGATAGCATTTATTTTATTAATAAATTTTATTCTGTTATATGATTTACCACTACCTTTATTAAGAGCCATATTAATATAAAATGGAATAATATTTGTATTATTAAGACTCGTTAAATATTGCATATCATAATTAGCCGAATTATCATAACCGGAAACGGGGTCAATATTTAAATTAATTGGATTTCCAAGAAATCGTGTTTGTGGATGAAATGTGTCTTTATCATCAGGATTAATATCATTAAGATAAAAAAAGTTTTGGTTTGCAAATTGTACTTTGGCTTCTGATGAAACACCAAACCAAAATTTATCAAAAAAACCTTGTGCACTTCCACTAATAAAATCTTGAACCGGATTATTAACGCTAGTTGTTGTGGTATTAGTTGCTGGAGGTAATTGTGGAGTTATTACTCCATTATACCAAGTAAACCCACTGTAATTTATATTTTTTTTATTTACATATGCATCGCCTTTTTTATTTGGCATATCTGCAGTTCTTTCTTCAATAATATCATCACCATCACCTAAACAAAAAAATGGATGCTGTTCTGGTGTAAAATCATATATGGTTGGAATATTATTTATTATAAAATCATAAAAAGGTTGGGCATTTCCTTTAAATTGATTTGCTTGTATTAACAACGAATTTTCATAATCAGTATTAAATATTGAAGCAACTAAATCAATTGCTTCCGATTCAGAATAAAAATCAAGATACTTTTTATTATTTGAAATAGTACTTGTTTTAGTTGTATTATAAAATTGATTTGGTATTGAATATTGTGAAAGGACGTAAAATCGTTTTAACATTACTTCGACTGCCCGAATAAATTTTTGTTTATCTGATATTGGAATTGGTTGTGTTGCCGAACCACCATTAGAAGTATCAATACCAAAATATGGTGAATCAGTATCTCCCGTTCCAATGGCTGAATCAAATGGTGTTATTGGAATCCATAAATATGTACCATCAGTATTTTGTGCTGATTTTAAATCATATTCTGCAACATATGTTCCCTGAAGAACAAAAGTATTTATAAAATCATGAATTAGTTGTATTTCCGGAAATGGGTCACCAATAATCCTATTACTTAATTCAATTGGTGCAATTCTTGTTTCTTTAACCTGATTACAAATTTTTTGTGTAGTAATAACTAGTGGAAATGCAAAAATTTTGCTGGTTGAACTACTTGCAGCATTGGGTATATCTTTATAATCACCATTTAATATTTCTTGTCTGTGTTTAACATGATGTTCATTTTCAGCTTTATTAGATACAAACCTTAATGTATTAAAAAATTTGTCAACGTCATCCAAAATTAATTTAAATATGTTATAAATTGTTGGTTGCATACCAAGACTTTTATAAACCATATTATTTATTGTTGTATTAATTTGATTTATTTTTACAATATTTTGATTAGTAAGTTCTGTTTTTTTATTTGAAAGTATCGTATAAAAATCTGTAATATCTATAGAAACATATTGATATATTGTATTTGATTGATTATTAGTATTAACGGCATTAATTTGTTTTGCTTTAGGATAGGTTTTTGGTAATATCGGTGTATTATCAACAATATTTTTCATAAAGTTATTTAATGCTACTTCCATATCAGTAACAGGTAAACTGAAGTTTAATGGAGTTGTTGAACCTATTGAGCCAGCAACAATTGAGGTGGGTTTTACTGTTGTGAGTTGATATGCAAGCAATAATTTACCCCTTTGTTCATTTGTAGAATTTTGTATAGTACTACTATATTCATTAGTTGATGCAATTGGTGTTATTGCAAATTCATTTGTTGTTGGATTATTATATCCAATATAAAGATTTAGTGATGACCCTAACTTATTTAAATTTGCATTAACATCTTTATCTTTAAATAAATTAATATTATTAATTGAAATATCAATTAAATCAATGGTTTTTAAAGTTTGTTCATATTGTAACATTTCAACGCTTTTTGGTTGACTTTGTTTGGCATATAAACTTTTTAATTTTAATATTAATTCATATGTATCTACTGGTCTTGTACCAGAATTGGGATTCATTGATATTACGTCTGTCATTAATGGAAAATTTACAATATATGTAAATAATACATCTGTTAATGGTGCAAAGGTCATTGCAATAAATTGAGCATCAATAATAAAATTTCCATTTTCTGCTTTAAATTCTGAAGTATATTTAACCAAATGCAATTGATATGTTAATGGTTTACCATAATAACCCTTTAATGTTAAATAAAATATTGGTGGTGGAAAATTAAAAAATATTCTGTATGGAGAATCTTCTTGATTAAAAAATGCCAAACCTCTTAAATCAATAAATTGTATCTCCACTTGTGGAATATATGATGAATTTATAACTACCTTAATGTTTGATATTCCAAAACCTTCGGTTTGTCTTCGATTTCCGGTACTTCCATCATACCAATCAGTAGTAAAATTTAAATAGTTTGGATTTGGTTGTGTACTATCTTGATTATTACCTAAAAAATTTACAACAATATCTTGATTTGTACTATCTGGTGATAATCTGTATAAACCACTATTGCTGCTTGTAAAAAGTACACTTCTTCCTCTTGATTTCGCTGTTAATTCTGCAAAAATATACATATCCTGATATTGAGGAATAGCATTAATCATCTTAGTATTTACATTTTCTGGAATCTGATTGGGGTCGATTAATAGTATTGCCATTTTTTAACATTTAAATATAAATACGTAAAAACAAAAAATATAAACTTTCTACGATTCTCAGGACTATTTATTATAAAGCAAAAAATGACAAGTATGCATTTGACTTAATTAATAATGCAAACTATTTATAATAAAGATATTCTCATATGAGTAAAATATTTCAACTCGCTGAAAGTAAAATACTGCAACCAGGTGAGACGGGATTCGGAATTTTGATTGAACATGATGCTGGTTATATTAATGCCGATTTGAATCCAAAATTTATTAATGAAGGTTTTGTTCTTAAACCAAATGAACCAGTTTTAATAAATTGTATTCTTCAAAAATGGGGTGTTAAAAACAAAAATGGCAGAATATATCCTAAAGATGTTTTGTTACCACAGGTTATTGAGTATCAAAAAATGGTAGATACTAATAGTGCTGTTTCTGAAGCTGACCACCCTGATTCAAGTATAATTTCTTTACAGAATATTTCACACATGATTACCAAAATGTGGTGGGGTAAAGGTCAACAGGAAAATGTTTTATTTGGTGAAATTAAAATACTTGTAACAAAAGGATATATCAATTATGGTGTAGTTTCTGTGGTTGGTGATAAAATCATTTTATATCTCGAAAATAAAATACGTTTAGGTATATCTTCTCGTGGTGTTGGTACACTTAAAGAAATTAACGGTGAAAATCTTGTACAAAATGACTTCGAATTGATTGGTTTTGACTTAGTTGCAACACCAAGTACTCCCGGAGCATTCTTATTTCCTGGTAAGTCAGGTGAACTTAGTTTTGGTGAAAATTATGTTAATAAAAATGGTATTCTTATTAATGAAGAAGAAAATAAGATAGTTACAGCCATTGATAAATTTTTATTATAAAATGTAACATATGAGCATAAAAATCCCTAAAAACAAGAAAATTAAATGTGATTTTATTAAAAAATATACTTTTCTCTAAAAATAATGTATTTATATAAAAATTATAGTATTAGTTACGATAATAAAGAACATGGGAAACGATAAAAAATCGATAATGCAAGAAGCCTTGATTGATTATAAAGATATTCAAGAGGCTGCAGAAGCTAATGCTAAAAAGAAATTAGCCGAAGAATTCCCAAAGGAATTTAGTAATATTTTAAAAGAAGAATTAAATAAAAATAAAAAATCAGCAAAAGAATCCTATAAAAAGTTGGATGAGGAAAAAGAATCTGAGAAATCAGACGATACTGAATCAAATAAAGAATCTGTTATGAAGAATCAAGAAAAAGAGACTAAAAAAGTCGTAGAAACTGCTGGTGAAGGTTTACCATTCAAAGAAAAAGCAACTGTTCCTTCAAAGGATGTAGCAAAACTTAACGAAAAATCTGTTGATGAAACAGCAGGTGAAGGTTTGCCATTCAAAGAAAAAGCAACAGTACCATCGAAAGATGTAGCAAAAATCAATGAAAAAGAAATTGATGAAACTGCTGGTGAAGGATTACCATTCAAAGAAAAAGCAACCGTTCCTTCAAAGGACGTAGCAAAAATCAATGAGAAAGCTGTTGATGAGGATGTACACATCACTGATACGGTTGGTAAAGGTTTACCATTCAAAGATAAAGCAAAAGTTCCTTCAAAGGACGTAGCTAAAATCAATGAAAAGAAAGTTAATGAAGTTGCAGGTAAAGCAAAAAAACCACTCCAGACTGAAGAATTTGATATAACAGAACTTGACATGCAAAGTGTAGGTAATGCCTTGGAAAATGCAGATGGAAATGATGATGTAATAACAATGGAAAGCATCGAAGAAGAACTTTCAGCAATGGAAGGACTTGGTGAAGAACTTGGTAATGCATCACCATCAAACATGGAACAGGGTAATCAAGGAATAGCATATAATAAACTTATGGAAATGAGAAATCAACTTGATGAAATGATTGAATCTTTAGGAGTCAATGAAATGCATCAACCCGGCAAGGAAACTTTTGGTAGTTCACAGCAAATAAATGCTTTGCATAATAGTGGTCCTACTAAGAAGTTGGTTGACGAAAAAGCTGTTGATGAAATGCATCAGGGTAAATTTAATACTCAAACCATTAATAAAATGCATGACGGAGCATATGATACCGGATTAATTGATGAAGAAGAACCAATAACTGATAAAGACGTTGAAGACGTTTTGGGTGCTCCAAATGAGCAACCTGTTGAAGAAGGACATGGTATGTCTTACTCTGTAAGGCGTGCTAATCCTGGTAGGCATTTGCCTGGCAATAAAGATTATTTGAGCCAAGGCGAAAAAGACCAATCACCAACATATACTGTAAGTGAAACTCAAAAAAGAATCAGTGGATTAATCAATGAAAATAAAGGTTTGACTAAAAAATTCAATGAAATTAAAAAGTATAAAACTACTGTCGCTCCTTTACTCGAAAACTACAAAATTGCATTGGATAAATACCGAAATCAACTTAAAGAGATGGCAGTATTCAATACCAATTTGGCTCATGTAAATAACCTTTTGGTAAATGAAGAACTTGCCTTAACTCAAGACGATAAAATTAGGATTATCAACGAATTTAAAAAGGTTGATAACATTGCCGATTCACAGAAAAAGTACAAAGCTGTCCTTACAGAAATGAAGGAAAGCAAAAAAACTCTGACTGAAAGCGTTGAAGAAAAAGCTGCTGTCTCAATACAGCCTTCTTCAAAGCAAAAACTTGATGAGGTAACAGCATACAAAGACGATGCTCATATCAATAAAATGAAAAAATTGATTGAGTATGTTGAAAGACGAGACAAAAAAATAATTCAATAAAAATAAAACATTTTTAAAATGGGATTTTTAACAGAAAGTGCGGAAGTTGGTAACATTGGCTTAAAACAACTCCGTGAACAAAGAGAAATAACAACTAACAGATGGGAAAAAATCGGTCTTCTTGAAGGTCTTGAAGGTAATGTAAAAGAGAACTGCGCACAGCTTTTCGAAAACCAGTTATCTCACATGATTAACGAAGCAACTGAATCATATTCAAGTGGTCAGTTCGAAACCGTAGCATTCCCTGTAATCCGTAGGGTATTTGCTAAACTTTTAGCAAATGATATCGTATCAGTACAAGCCTTGAACTTGCCAATTGGTAAGTTGTACTACATTAACCCTAAAGCAAGTGAGAGAGTTGAAATAAACACTGCTCAATTTGCTAACACCTCACCTGATGGTGCATATCATAATGCTGCTGAAATGGTATTGTCAGCAAGAACACAGTTCGAAAATCGTTCATTATACGATGCATTCTATGCAACACAATACGACCAAGAAGGTACATCATTGTTTGACCGTTCAAAAGGCGAGATTACAATAATTACTGGTACTTGCGTACAGTCACCATTTATATATACTATTGGTACAAGCTATTTGACCCTTATGATTAGTGGTTTCAGTACTACTTTCGAAGGTAAATTAGTTGGTCCTACTGGTGTACCAATGGATACAGAATCATTCTTGGCTGGTTTGAAAATTTATTCAAATGCTAACCTTGTTGCTCCTGTTCCTTTCGCAAGTGAAGGTCTTCCTGCAGGTCATCAAATTCCATTCAACGTAAAAGTTCAGAAATATGGACAGGCAATGGTTAACACTCTTGGTCAACTCCAAGTAGTTGCTGACTTAACATATGCTGGAACTGATGGTTATCATGCATTAAGTGGTGCAACAAGTGCATCAACATTCACATACTCATACAGAGTATATTCAGACATTGAAGAAGATTCAAGGATGGCTGAAGTAACCTTCCAACTCGACCAAGTAACAGTATCTGTTGAAACACGTAAAATGCGTGCACAATGGACTCCTGAATTGGCACAGGACGTATCTGCTTTCCATAACATTGATGCTGAAGCTGAATTAACAGCTTTATTGTCAGAACAAATGGCTGCTGAAATTGACCGTGAAATCCTTCGTGATTTAAGACGTGGTGCAGCATGGACTAACAGATGGGACTACAATGGTATTCGTAGAGGTACTCTTGCTTACATGGGTACACAAAAGGACTGGAATCAAACTTTGGTAACAAAGATTAACCAGATTTCTGCTCAGATTCACAAGGCTACACTTCGTGGTGGTGCATCTTGGGTTGTTGTATCTCCTGAAGTAAGTGCAGTATTCGATGACCTTGAATATTTCCATGTATCAAATGCTTCTCCAGAACAGGATAAGTATAACATGGGTATCGAAAAAATCGGTACACTTAGTGGACGTTACTTAGTATATCGTGACCCTTATTCACCTGCTAACACAGTGCTTATCGGTCATAAAGGAACAAGTATCTTGGAAACAGGTTACATTTACGCTCCTTACGTACCAATGCAGTTAACACCTGTAATGTATAACCCATTTGATTTCACACCAATCCGTGGTATCATGACTCGTTATGCAAAGAAAATGGTACTTAACCGTTACTACGGTAGAATCTACGCTGATGGTCTACAGACTTTCGGAATAGGCGATTTGAGATAATCAAAAAACCATATAGGACAAAAAAGAGGGTTTAATAACCCTCTTTTTGTTTTTACTGAGTTTTACCAACCATTTCAACACTTTTAATAATTTCAAAACTTTTATTTAAATCATCATAAACATTTAATCGTTTATCCATTGTGTCATAAACTTTTATTAAAAAATCTTGAATTGTTTCCAAATCAATTTCCATTGGATGTGCTTCGGTACTAAAATCAATCCATTTATTTTTAATACTGTATTGACCTTTGAAAATTATTAATTCTGTTTGAGGTTCAAAACAAACTAAAATTCTTTTTTTAGTTTCTCCTTCAATTTTTACTTGCCATTCCATAATTATAAATTCTTATTTTCAAATTATATTTTTTTGCCAAATTAATCATATGTTCAGTTCCTTTACTTTTACCATTCCAAAATGCAATTAATGCATCAGCATATTTAGCCATTTCTTCATTTCGAACATATCCGGCAGCTTTTTTAAATTTATTCCAATCTGCAGGAAATTGTTTAATTGAATATCCTTTTTCATTTGCATATTTTTCTCCTAATTTATCAGCACCCCTTGCTGTTCCGCTAACAATTTCAATTTCTGTTTGATTTTGTAATAAATAATCACAATAATGACAAAGTTTATTATAATCATTAAAGTCTCTACTACCAGCAATTATTACCTTCATAATTATTTTATGGGTTCAATTGTTTTAGTTTTCACAACAGGTGGGTCAGATGGTTGAAGTTCCCAATGTTTTGATGTTTTTTGCTTTCGTTCATCAATTTCTTTTTCAAGTTCTTCTTCTTGGCGAATCATATCACCTGCACAAAGTTCACTACCATATGTGTTCCAAGCAGATTTATGATATTCTTTTAAATCCGCAAGTTCTTTTTCGAGTTGTTCGATAGTTTTTTTACTCGTCTGTCCACGTTTTGTCATATATTAATTCTGTTTTTGCTCTGGTTATTGCGACATATTCCAAGTTTTTTTCCTGAATTTGTTGCCAACCTTTGATGGTTTTCATCGGTAATAAATCCGGACGTATTATAAATACTCGACTTGCCTCCAAACCTTTAATTTTATGTATTGTACTTAAAACAATTCCTTTTATTTCATCTGTGAAAATTGTTCTGATTTTCACTTTTAAATCTTCAATATTGGTTGAAAGTTTAGCTAAAAATAATAATGTTACAACTTTATCTTCAAGTGCTAAATATCCGCTATGTTCCAAAGGATTTAATACACCCCTATTTTTTAAATCTATACCAAAATTATATAGTTCCATTTCCCAGAAACTTTTTAATTCACTGAGAGTAGTAATGTGACCGATAAGTTCAATTAAATGAACACCAATATCAGAACCTTTAACAATTGCTTTTTTACTTTGCACAAGAAATTCAAAAAATAACTTAACTAAAGGCATAGTTGTTCGGCATAAAACAAAATCACCGCTTTGTGCTTCATTTAATACATCACCTTCTCTTACTATTCCATCAGGCGCATCATCCAATGCTTTGATATCCGGTACAATTTTTTGTGCTTCAATAATTATATTTTTAGCACATCTGAATGATACTGATAATGGTAAAACTTTGGTGTTTGGAAATTTTTCAAACCATTCAAATGATTTTTCATCTGCTGCATTAAAACCATAAATGCCTTGAAAAAAATCACCAACCGTAATTAATCTGCCTAAAACTTTACCTGTCTTTCTATCTCTTTTGAGAATCTTTTCAATTATTTTTATTTGACACCTGTTGACATCCTGAACTTCATCCACAAATACATAATCCTGTGGAAACATCCATATGCTGTTATCAATTGCAGGAAGAAAAACCATATCAGTAAAATCAAATGTTTCACGATTGCTTGACATTTCATCCAAAACTTTCAAAACTCTTTTAATATCTTGAGGTTTACCAAGATTATTAACTTCATATCTGTCAGCAATATATGGTATGTAATCTGCTTTTAAGGTTAAGGTTAATCTACAAAGGTTTGTAAGTTTTTTTATTGAATTCAAATAAGAATCAATTTTTTCCTGTGATTTAAATTCATCATGTAAATCCCAAGATTTGGACTTTTTGAGTATGATTTTATCTGCTTTAAATTCATCAAATTGTATTTTATCACCATATTTCCTTTTGATTGCTGCAGTACCCAAACCATATGTAGTATAGCATCTGACATATTCCGGTAATTTTGTTTTTAATTCTTCCTGAATATGTTTATTAAATGCTAAATACGTAATGGATTTATTTGATGGTAATAATTTGGCTGCTTCTACAATAGTTGTGGTCTTGCCTGTGCCTGCATATGCCTTAATTAATACATTTTCAGGACGTTTTTTAATAAAGAGAAATATTCTATCCTGCTCTATAGTAGGTTTTATATTCATATTCAATATTTTTCACAAAAATATTCCTTACACCTGTAAGGTTTATCATTATGGATACTGCATTTATTATTTTTAAAATATTGGCATTGGTCGGTCCAAATAAATTCACCATATACAATATGTCCTTTAAATAATTTTTTTTCTCCCTTTCCGCTTAATCGTAAAAGCCAGTGTTTTTTACAACATTCTCCACAACCAATACAATTCATTATTTAGGTTTTAATTCAACCCAATTATCGTTAGTAATGCCGCCTTGTAGTTCATAAGTTTTCCATTTATCGTCTTCTTTAACAACAACTCTCAGACCTTCCTGACGTAAATATAATTTATCACCTTCAAGAATACCTTTATCACCAATTTTATCTCTTTCTTCAATTGAATTTACTGTTACGTGAAATCTTCTGCCTAATATAATTTGAATATCACCGGATGCTTTCATGCTATTCCATAAAATTGCGGCTACTTCATCACCCATTTGTCCAAGACATCGAATAGCAATATCAATCTGTTTTTTGGTTTCTTCATCAAAATTTGGACTTAAACGACTATACGTTTCCATTAAAATATATCTGGCTAATTCAATAGCCAAAAATTTATCTTCAGGATTGTCTTTGTGATTAGGTAAATCAATACAGGGTCTGCCTTTATCATTTAATTTAATTTCATAGTCAATTTTAGGCATAATGATAGTATTAAAGTATTTATTAGAAACACATACAAATATATAAAATTATGCCATTAATAACAACAGTTGATAGAAATAGTTTGTTTCTTAAAATAAAACATGAATTGGGGTATCCTTTAAGACCCTTTGAAATCACTGACGAAATGATGATTTCATATCTTGAAATGGTTATTGAAGATTATTCTGCGTTAATTAACACATGGTTAATCGAACAGCAATGGATGATGTTGGAAGGTATGGATACTGAAACTGGTGACTTTCTCAGTGCTTTTACTCTTAAATCAAATCATTATATGGAGAGTTTTACCTATGCATATTCAAGACAAGTAGGTCAAGGTACAAACGCTCCTGTTGCTGATGGTTGGGAGTTGAAACGTGATTTTATTATCACATCGGGTCATACACAACATTACCTCATACCTGCAGGTAGAGAAATTAATGAAGTTCTTTGGGAAACACCACCCGAAATTGATATGGGACTTGCTGACCCATTTGCTATGAACGCATGGGCACCCGGAATGGTTGGATGGTCATATTTAGGTCGTCCTGCCATGTATGTTCAGCCAACATTTTCAACATTGCTTTCTGCACAGGACAGGAGAATGAAACAAAGAGTTTTACAATCAATATTAACATATCGTATTACAGGTTTGGCATCAGGTGAAAAGATTTTACATTTATATCCTGTTCCAGGTGACCGCCATGAAATTGCTGGCACATGGGGAGTTCATTATGCCGGAAGAAAGGTTTGGTATTGGTATTATGATACACTTGGTATTGGTAGAGATAAATGTTTAGAAGAAAATAATGATGTTATTAAATTACCTTCAGACCCACCAACAAAAGTATTGGAATGGACTAAAATGAATGATGTTGCACATCAGCAAATAAGAAATTTGCTTATTGCTAAAGTAAAAATGGTTATTGGTGGAATCAGAGGCTTTTATACTGGTGAACTTGGTGTTACTGATAAACAACTTACTATGGATTACAGGCATTTACTCGATGAAGGTCAAAAATTGAAAGATGAAACAATCGAAGCATTAATGGCACAACTGGATTACATGACACAGGAAAACATGGTACAAGTTCGTGCCGATATTGCTGCGAATGTTAACAGAGAACGTGGTTATCAACCACCACAATTCCCAATTATATCAATTTAATATGAAAAAATACGATAAACAACGACTTTTTGAAATGATGGGAAATTTGAATGAAGATTTTAAATCATCTTCAGATGTTTTTCGTGAAATTAATCAAGAAAAAAATGCTAATCGTGAAACAAATAAATATACTCCTGAAGAATGGAATGAAATAAAAAAAATTGAAGATGAATTAATAAAACTTGGACTTGTAAATGATAAAGATTATAAATTGGAACTTCCACAAGACCAAATGGGTACAAAAATTCCAAGATTTGAATTTAGATTTTTTAACAATGATATTGATTCTTTATTAGCTAAAACTAATCTTGATGTTTATAATCCACAGGTGGGAAGTCAAGTACATGGTTATGTTTTAAGAAAATTAAAATTAAAATAATGAAAAAGAAAAAACAAATAGAAGACCTTGAAAATGAAAGATATGGATTATTTATGACCCAAAATTCTTTTGATTTAGATATATTTTATGGCAGGAATTATTTAAAAACTGATAATGTTCAAACAATTGTTCTCCATAGGGTAAATCTTAATGAGACAAAGGTTCATGAATTATATGGTCAGGCGAAAACTAAAGATAAAAAATTCTTAACACCTGTCAAAATAAGTGTCATGGTTGATGTTGAAGATGGCAAACAGGAATTTTATGGTCCAAATCCCGGTGGTATTGTTCGTGATGATACTGGAAATATCCGTTTTGGTGTTTATTTAAAAGAATTGGAAGAATTGCATACTGAAATTAATCGTGGTGATTATGTTGAATATAACATGAGTGGTGAAAAACGAAGATTTTATGAAGTCGATAGTGCTAATAATGTTACGGATGAAACAAAAAAGACTATTGGTGGATTTAAAACTTATTGGAAATTAGTTACAGGAACTCCCGTTAAGGAAGACGTTATACCATTCTTAAGTGAGACTAAAGGAGAATTTAAATAAGAATTTATTGATTTGCAGAAACTTTCAAGTATTTATATAAAAAAATAAGAAATATTTAAAAAAATAATTATAATGGCAATATTTACAACAAAACCTTTATCAGGAATTACCCAAACCACAGCAACTGGTGGTGCTATTTATACTACAACAGGAAATACTATTGTTTTAACCGCTTATGGTGTTGCTTGGGCAACACATACTAATCCGCAAAAAGCAGACCATTATGTTAATAGTGGTAGTGGTTCTGGTACTGGATTTACTTGGACAAGTTCTTTAATTGGTTTAACACCAAATACGAAATATGTCGTAAAGGGATATTTTGACTATAGTGGTGGAACGGTTTATTCTGGTGTTGAAGTAAGTGGTACAACATCATCAACTGTAATACATTTAACAACATTGGCATTGTCAGGAGTTACTAATACTACAGCAACATCTGGTGGTAAAGTCACTGGTATTACTGGTGGAACAGTTACCTCTGCAGGTGTTCATTTATCTAAGGGAGTACTAACGGGATATACTGCAATTACTGGTTCATATGGTGGTACAAATGTGTCATTCATACGTCCAATAACAGGATTGTTACCTCATACTCAATATTATGTTACTGCATATGCAGTTACAACTGGTAATGTAACTAATTTAGGTTCTACGATATCACTTTTAACTGCACCAAATCCTCCACAAGTCGGAAAAATAACACAACCTGTAAGTCCAAATGAAACAGGAAGTGTATCATTTATTAATTTAATTAATGATATGGGAACTCTTAGTTGGACAGGTGCTGCAAGTGGTTCAACAACTTTTGCTGCAACAGGAATTACTATAACTGGTTTAACTGTGGGAACTTATTTATTTACATTTAAAGTTTCTGCAGAAGCATATACTTCCCCAGCAACATCTGTTACAATTGCATCACCATCTGTAGTACCTACGGTATTTACATCAGGTGGTTATGATTTATATTATAAAACAGGTATTGGAGATGGACCAGCACTTAATGCATATTTGATTTGGTTAGAAAAAGAATCAATTATTCATGAAGAACCTTAATAATATTTTTTTAACAAAGATTTAGTATTTATATATAAATAACATTTAAAATAAAAATAAAAATTATGGCAGACTCAAAATTTAAATCAATTCCTAAAACACAAAATATTCAAATTCATAATGATAATGATATTAATACATTTACAGAAAGTAAAGTAGTTACTGAACCAACAGTAAAAGTTTTAGAGCCAAAAGCAAATGTTGTAGAACCAACAGTAAAAATTACTGAGCCAAAAGCAAAAATTGGTGAACCAGTAAAAAAATCTGTATTATTTAAAGGAGTGGGTGGACAAGCACCAGCAGTAGTACCAATTACATTAACAAATAGTAGTTTTACTGTATGGGCAGATGTTGGATATTATCCACCTATAACACCCGCTAATTCGGGTGTAACGGCACAGTTTAATGCATTAACAGCAAAATCAATTGATTTTGAACAGTACTAAAATACTATTCTCATATATTATCATTAAAGGTGTTGCTTTTGGTAAAAACTTAGTATTTATATATAAATAATATTATTTAAAAATTAAACGAAATGATTGCAATTACATTAACACAAGATTCATACAGATTGTGGGCAAGAATAGGTCCTTCAATAAGTAATACTTATGGTGGAGTTACTGTTACTTTAGCAACAGGAGGTGCAGACGGTGTAGACGCACAACTTGCACAGTTAAATGCCATATCAATTGTAAATGAACAGTACTAAGAAATAAATAAGGGAGATTAACTCCCTTATTTTGTTTTAAGATATTTGTTTTTAATTTTTTCAAGTTCTTCACATAATTTTTGGTGTTGTTCTTTTGATTCTATACCCAAATCATCACCATATTGTTCAAAAATATCAATAACGAAAATAATAAACTCTTTTTCTTTGTCTGAAATATATTGACTTTTTTTAATTAAATAATATAAAGCTA